CTGCACTTGGCCGGCCAGCTGCTCAATCTTCTGATCTACTGGATCGACGGGCGTTGCTTTCGATCCCTCGGGCTTGGCCAACGCAACTTGAGGGCGGCGGTACTCGATCAGCTTGATCGTCACCGTCCATTCGCCGTTGTCCGTCTGTTCGGGCTGGCCGACTTCGACCACACCCACGGACTTGATGCCGAGGTCTTCGAGAATCGGGTGCCAGATGTCTAGGTTGCCGCTGTCGGGCGTGTTGCCACCGCGGCGGGTGGGCAGCTTGTCGACAACGGGCTTCCAGGCCTGCCAGTCGGCCCAGTCCTGATCCGTGTGGAACCGGAGCTTCACGGAAAACTTCGCCAGGGCTCTACCCTTGAAGACGCTGAACGCGCCCGAGAGGCCATAGCCCTTTCGCTCATCCCAGTTTCGCGTGCTGGTAGCGCCAAGAATTTCGGCGATGCCCGGAGACTTCTTTCCGCCCAAGATGATGTAGTCGACGGGCGACGTGAGGGGCTGGAAGGCCATCAGGCACCCCCTCGGACAGCTGCGCCGAGCTGCGTGGCAACGCCCTCGAAGATCTCTTCAACCTTGCGGCGGAAGTCCTGCGCCATCTCTTCGGGCTTCTCGCTCTTGGAGTTGACGTGGATGTCGCCGAACGAAATGGAGATCTGGCCGCCACCTTGCGCAGCAGCGCCGGGTGCAGCGGTACCCTTGGAGGTGGCACCGGCCTCGTCCGTGGACATCGTCGGTACTTGGACCATCGACTCGACGGACTTCTTGAGCGAGGGAGCGCCAGTATCGATGCCGGCTTCCACACCTTGAGGCAAAGCCACGCCCAGCTTCGCGAACTCCTTGGAGGGGCTGGCGATCCCCAACGTTCCCTTGAACGCACCGAAGGCCGATTCGCCCAAGCTGGTTACGGCATCGATCACCCACTGGGCGCCACTCTCAAGGCCGCCGATGATCCCATCGACAATTGCAGAGCCGAGCGAGGTCCAGTCGATCTCCTTCCACAGGTCGTACAGAGCCATTCCAGCGGCCACGAGTGCGCCGATAGCGACGGCTCCGAGCAGGAACGGGGCGGCCAAGATGAGCCCTTGAACCGCCAGGGCCGCTGTGGCTGTGACCGCCGCCCAAATGAAGGGCGTCGCTACGGCCAGGGCGCCCACGATGAGCCCACCCATGGCCACGAAGGCAGCACCGAGGATGCCCACGGCCGCTACGCCTGCGTAGAGAGCCGCGGTCTGTGCATCGAAGCCGCTCAGGATGTCCGAGCTACCGAAGGTCTTCTTGAGCCAGTTCCGCACGGTGAGTACGGCGATGGCCAGGTAGAGGGCGCCAATCACCATGCCTTGGAAGAAGCGCTTGATGACCGGACCCAGCGACTCGGCCACATTGGCCAAGGGCTGAAACATCGTCTCGAGGATCACCTTGAGGGCACGCCCGCTCGCCGTGTTCTGGCTGAACAGCGAAGTCACCATGTTCAAGGCCTTGAGGAAGCCCTCGATCTTCAAGCCCGAGAAGAGCGCCGAGAAGCTCTCGTGTAACTTCTTCGACTGCACATCGAGGGACAGCATCTGCTTGGCAGCGATGCCTCCGAGTCGCGCCTTCACGTCGTCCGACAGCTTCTTGACCGATTGACCAGAGAGAGCGGCTCCAGCTGCCCAGCCTGCGAAGGCAGACGCTGCTGCTTCACCCTGAACGGCCGACTTGATCGCCACGCCTTCAAGGGCATCGGTGAGGTTCTGGCCCCGAAGGCCCATCCTGTAGAGCTGGGTGCTGTATTCAGCGACTTTGTCTCGGCCGATCGCCACCGAGCCCGAGACCTGATCAATCGCGGTCTGCATCTCCTGGGCATTGCCAGCCGCGAGCCCGTACCAGTTGCGCATCTTGGTGAGGCCTTCGATGCGAAGCAGCTCCGAGCGCCGGGCATCCGCCTGGGCAATCCCGTACTTGAAGAGGGCCACGCTGGCTGCGACCGAAGCCGCCGTCAGAAGAACAAGACCAGCTGCGATGGCAACGATGCCCACCGCAATGGCGCCACCACCAAGTACGCCCTTGATGCCGCCCAACTTCGTGAGAAGTCCGCCGAGCGGACCCGGCATCGCCTGCGATGTCTTGGTCAGCTCCGCAAAGCGTTCGGCGAGACCCTTGGCCCCCTTTCCACCGCTGGCGAAGCTCCCACCCAAAGAGAGGTAGCTCGACTGAGCTTGGGCAATGCTTTGCTTCTTCGCTTCGATCGCCGCCTTCAGCGCTCTGAACTGCTCGATGTTGACCGAAGATCCTTGCTGCAGGTTCTTCATGGCCTTCTGCATTTGGCCTAATGCACGAGTGTCACCGTCGATCTGGCCCTTGAGCTTCTGCAACGCATTCGCGGCGGACGCAGCAGCACCGGAAGTGCCGTCCTCAAGGTTGATCGCGAATGTCGCTTGTGCGTCGGCCACGTGGTTACTCGCGTGCGGTCAGAAGTTTTCGGATGTTCGTCAGCTCAAAGAGGGCCTCGGCTAACAGGAGGGCGCCCGTGAAGGCTCGGATGTATTCGGCGTCGGTGTCGTGTTCGTCTTGGCCAAGTGCTGCGAGGAGGCAGGCTGCGGCCGTGACGAGGTCGCTCCGGGCTTGAGCCCGTAGCTCTAGGATTTTCCCCCGGTGTCTTGCTGCCTCACTCCGGCCAGCTCACACACGGCACTCGCTACACGAGCGACGGTCGCTGGAAGCTCATCCAGGATGCGGTCGAAGGCCGCCTCGTCCGGATAGACGCGACAAGGACGAACCAGCTTGTCCAGGTCGGCGTGCTTCATCGAGCCCGTGTCCTGGAATCGCCGGAATAGCGTCATGTTCGGGCGCTTGACGATGATGACGCCCAGGTCCGTGTGAACCGTGGCGATCTTCTTGCCCACGGGTCCATGCTCGGCTTCAGCGTGGGCGATAGCCTGGTCGTCCTTGAGCGCGAGTTCTTCCGCTTCAAGCTCGACCTCAAGAGCACGATCGGCATCCGCCTTTGCCTTGGCGGCAGCCAGTGCAGCGCGTTCAGCCCGGACCTTGGCCAGTCTCTCTGCGAGGTCGCTCATGGGACCCCCGCCGAAGCATCATAGAGCGTCTGCCCATTGCGCCAGATGCGCATGCAGCTGACTTCCAGCTCGTCTTTGAGGTAGTCCGGGCCTTCATCGTGGCTCGATGCATCTCCGATGAGCACGCAATCCTGAATCAGGACGTTCATGGGGATGTCGCCGACCTCGACGTACTGGACGTTGATCTGGAACACGACGTCACCGATCGAACGGCCGTCCACGGCCTTCAGTGCCAGCATGTTGCGCAAAGCTTGCGCAGAGCCTTTAGGGCCAGAAATTTTGACTGCATCGGGCGTGTACTTGCCCCGTGTCCGAGCACGTGGCGCGTGGTGACGCCCCATGCCCCATACGTGCGAGCGCTCGCGCTTGTCGCCGTACGAGATCTGTGTGAAGCCGGTGAAGCTCTCACCGTTCAGCTTGAGGATGATGGAGCCCCAGCTGACGGCGTTGCCATTGATTCTAAGTTGATCACTCATAAGTTACTCCTCAAGCCGCCGAGCTGATCTGCAGTGCTGGGTTCTTGAAGCCCAACGTGATGTTAATTTGCTCCGGATATCCCAACGGAATGACTCGGGCGTCGCCGGTAAGCGTCTTCGTCGATAGAAGGTTGTCGGTGCGCGACAGAACGAACTCCACGCCGCTGGCCATGGGCTTCGCCAAGAGGGCCGACTGCATTGCGATCAGTGCTCCGGACTCAATCTCGAGTGCGGCAGCCTCTGTGATGAAGCCGGTAGCCTTGTTCACTTCTACCGGGCTGCTGAGACGCAGCATGAAATACAGACGAAGTGCTTCGTGGGCGATGTTGAGCACCCGCCGATGTGCCAAGAGCTGGAAGTCCGAGCCCGGAGCTGAGAACAGGCGCGGGCGATTTACGTAAACGCCAGGGTATCCGTCCCAAGTACGAAGCACCGTGAAGCGAGCATCATCGAGACCCGGATTGATGGACTCGTCGTGCTCATCGGGGTTTCCGTTCGCATCACGGATGCTGACGCCTTGAAGGGCGCCGAGCTTGAGATCAGCGATGTTGACCTCGGGCGACACGAAAGCACCGCGCGCAGCGACGGGGAACGACACCGGGCGCTTGTACTTGCGACCGTTGACACTCGATGTGAGCTTGCAAGCACCAGCGCATAGCTCGCCGTAGACACTGACATCCGAGGTAAATGCTGCATTCAGCGTCGAGAGGTATGTCGCCTCGGTCTCACCGATGGTGGGAACGCGAGTGTTGGCTACCCAGGCTTTATACTTGCCGTTGGTCGCCATGCCCGAGACCTTGAGATCGATCAGGTCGAACGAGGTGGAATCCACCGGGCCGACGACATGCACGATTTCCCAAGTAGCCGCAGAGGCCGCCAAGGCGTCGAGCGCCGCACCGAGGTCCGTTCCATTCCAGCAGGGGGCCGTGGTACGGAACGACATCGTGTCGCCTGCAACCAGGGTACCCGCTGCGAAGTCGAGATTGACGCCGCCGGTTCCGGGGAACACGAAGGTGTTGGCGGTACCGAGCGCGGAGACCGGGGAGAACGTGCGGCCACCATCAAGCGACCATTTGTACGTAATCCCGGCACTTCCTATGGTTCCGCCATTCACGACAGTGAGGACGCCTTCGTAGTCGTCGTTCGGAATTCCTGCGACGTCGAGCGTGGGGACGCTCGTACCCGCCACCGTGGGCACCAGGGTGCCGGGTACGCCTGCGACGCTGGCTGTGGTGCGTACCAAAACTACTGGCCGGCCGTATCGCTCGATGTAGTGGGCTGCAGCTTCGACCAGAGGGCCCGCTGTGTAGGCGGCTACGACATCCTTGATGCGAGCGTAGGTGCCGGGCTGGTTCACGGTTCCCGAATACGACGGGCCTACCAATGCGTAGAGCTTGCCCTCGCTGGGGGGTAGTACGCCGAGCTGGCCGTCTACCTCTGTGATGGTTACTGCGGGTTGAGACATAAGATGAGCTCCTCAGGGAACGGTAAGGTTGTCGGTGACGTCGAACTCGTGGACGTCGATGTTTGCGCCGGTATCGACCGGAGCGATTTCTTGGGCGAGGTCGGGAACCATCGCATCGATCGCGAGGACGACGCGAATGGCGGCGCCATGGCGGCGCTCCTTCTTGTCGTTCAGCCATGACGAGGTGACGACCCGGAAGGTGCCGCGCGCTGCGAGGTAAACAGCTCGAAGCCAAGCGTCGTACAGAAGGCGAGTGGCTTCGTACTGTTTGCGCTCATTCTCTGGGCTGCTTGGATCGCTGGCCTGAATTTCCACCGTGACCAGCTCTTCGATGGTCATCAACGGCCGTGGGTTGCGGCCCGGCTGCTTCGCCGGAAGCATCGCGCCAAGCGCACCGTTGGGATCGCCAGGGACCCAAGTGATCCGATTGCCCGTGACCAGCTTCTTGGCGGGCTCGCGCGAACCAAAGAGGTTGGGCACCTGCGTGCCTTCGTCTTGGAACCGCGCCACAACGTTGTCGAAGAGGTAGGTAACGGCAAACATCAGCCACCTCCCATCACGTCTTTGAACTCTTCGACCAGGACGGCCTTGATGGCCTTGGCCATTTCCGAAGGTATTTCTTCGGTGGGCAGGATCTGGCGCACGACTCCGCCGCGTGCGCGGCCCAAGTGGTGCCTTGCGATATGGCCGGTGAGGCGAGCGAAGACCGTTGCGCCAACGGCCACCACTGCGAGTGCCTTTGCGGCAGTCGCGAGCGGCTGCTTGCCGTCCTTGGTCTTCTCCCAAGCCTTGCCGTCGGGCGTGGAGCCAGACGCAATGCTCCTCTCAAGCTGACCACGCACAGCATTGGCCACGGAAGGCGCAGCTTGGGTGCCCAGCTCGGGCAGCTTGCGGAGCCTTTCGAGCATGACGTTGAAGGAGGCGTCACTCATAGGTGCCCTCCCCAGCAGCGTCCTCGCCACGGCCACGACGGGCCTGACGACTCGTCCACACGTACGGGGAAGCCTCGGAATACGAGCGAGGTGCGCCTTTCACGATGCCTGAGTCGGCAGTGTCGGCACGAAGCGGAAGTTCGTAGAGACCGTCCTGCCCGTTGGCCGCTTCTTTCAGCTCAGCCTTGGCATTGGTCGCGTCCTCTCGAACGAGATCAAACTGGACGTCCTGTGGATCAACGCCACGACGAACCATGAGGCGTACGTCAACGATGCGGGCAACCCACGCCTTGACGGCTTCTGGGACAGGTGCTTCGAAGGGGACGGCGTACCGCTTGCGAAGGCGGCCGTCGATTTCTAGGCGGGAGACCTGGGTAAGTTGCGCAAGGACCCAGCCGGGCTCGACGTCTTCGACGCCGTCCACGAACTCTGCGGGGAGCAGAGAGAGTAGCTTGTACTCAGCTAGAGTAAGGTACGACAACTAAGGTACTCCAAAGAAGCGCGTGTCTTTCCACGCCGTCAGATCCCCATGCGGATCGAGCAAAGAACAAGGAAGCTAAGACTTCAGGTGGCCTGGCAGCGGAACAGGAACTCGGGGCGACCCGGTGCCACCACTGCGCGGCCAGCCATCGTCCACTCGAACACGCGCTTGCGCGCCAGCTCGGCGGAGGTCAGTGGCCCGTGGTATGTGATCGCGCAGGGCTCGCGGTTCAGGTACACGAAGGACCCAACCTCGGTGCCCACGGTCTCGCAGCCGATGTAGTAGCTGGTGTCGCCAGCCAACTCGGGAGCCATGATGATTTCGAGACCGTAGTCGCTCACGACGCCGGACATATCGGTCGATCCGAGGGAGCCGCCAATGAACTGCGCCTTGGTGGCGATGATCGCCGGGCGGTGAAGCACCGGGGGAACCAAGATGTACTTGGGTTCCAGGTTCATCGGCGTCACACCGTCTGGCGCCTTAATGCTGCGTATGTACGCAATGGCCTTGCCGATGTTGGCGTTGGCCGTGTCGGCCGTGCCCGTGATGGGCAGCGCGCCAGGATAGGTGCCGCTTGCGGTCGACGTAAAGTCGTTCGCGAAGACGCCTACGCCCGTGTCACCGGGGTGAAGAGGGTGCGTTGTCCTGAACAGCGCGCCGCCGTTATACGCCGTGGGGTTGGCAAGGATCGCAGCGGCAAGCTTCTGCTGTGCGAACAGCGCAGCTTGCTTGGCGAC